AACTTCGTTCTTGATCTGATCTACCAAGGCTGGCAAGTCTTTGAACTGCATGGCCGAAACTTGTTCACTCATTTTTTGTACTTGATCTACCATGTCCTGACTGGCTAGTACAACTTGAGCTTGTTGAATCTCACTGGCTTCACGCAAACGGCGAGCTTCACTCATTGGCATTGACAATTGTTTTTGTAAGTCTTGCAATTCTTGTTGTTTGACTTTGATTTGATCACGGATTTGCCGATCACGTTGTTGTTTTTGCAAGGTCATTGCGGCTGCTTGTTTTTGTGGATCGGCTGGCTGTGCCATTGGTGTTGCGCCAGCCGGTGCAGCCATTGTGTCTTGTTCTTTGAGACGGGCACTTAATACCTGCTCCATCATGACCAGTTTCAAGTAAGCAGGATTTTGTTCACTGCGATGAAATTCTGGAGTGCGACGATGTTCGCGAATTAAACGTGTGACGCCTTGTAATAAAGTGCGTGCCTGTGATCTATTTAAATGATCAACACTGATGTTTTTACCAAAGTAACTTTCAAATACTTTAGCGGTTTGTTTTGCTGGGTTGGCCACGGCCAGTTCTTGCAGTTTCATTGTCGAATCCTCGTTGTTGCAAGTATTTAGCCAAATTTACACAATTGGCCAAATCATTTTCTAGTATCTTTTTATGGATAAGTTTGGTTTCGAGCTTTATAGCAACTGTTTCTCGAAATTCTGGGTTTTTACTACGGTCTGCAATTTGCGCTCTAGCGGATATATCTCTTGTGACATTGGACAAGGCATTGTCTAAATTTAACAGTTTTTGAGCCAGGTTATAATCACGAAATTTGTCAGCTATACACCAACTCAAAGCCGAACGTGATGTGCTAAATGCTCCTACTTCGGTGCTGTGGCACATTACCTGATATTGATGCCGATCGCGGGTGATTCGATACTTGTCAAATACTTCGTAATCGCCTTCATCGTTTTGCCAAATAGTATTGGTCATTGTATCACCAAATTCTCGACGAAATTCACGTTGAAATTCTTGTGCGTTCATTTAATAACGTAGTTACTGATCAAATAGCCCGACAGTGCAACCAGTCCGCCAATAATACCTATGCCCCAATTTATCAGTTGGTCGGTACGTTTTTCATTGATCTTGGCCACCATGTCATGCACTTCACGTAAAAGAACATTTAGTGCACCGATCTTGCTTTCCACATGCTCGAAGCGTTGTTCTAATGCATTGTATCTTTCTGCACACAATTCTACATGTGCTTCTAGACTCTTTTTTTCAATTTCTGTGGTGTCTGACATAATCTATCCTAGTTCAATATTTATCGAATCGAACCAAACATTTTGATCAGGGCCGCTGGTTATCAATGCTGTGGCCATTATTTCACCATTGTCCAGGTTGGTAATCATGGGCACTCCATCAGCATCGTTGCGCAGTACGCTAACAGGATCATCTGCGGTACCGTAAACATCGGCCACATCTGTGGTGAATTCAAACTCCCAGGCACCATCATGTCGTTCGGGCGTGGTCAGATTGTCAACCTGTGTTCTAAGGCCAATTAACTGTGTAAGTGTTTCTAAATTTCGTTGTTGATTTCTACTGCGATTCCATTCTGCGTCGGTGTTAATTAGTTGTCCAGCACGATCACGAAACGGTACTCGTGAGCTTTTAAAATGTCCTGTAACACCTGTGGCAGTAATATCAAACAAACAACGACAACGGAATCGATTCATTATAGACGTATTTAACGCCAACAAAAAACCCTGGAGTTTTAATTCCAGGGTTTAGTGTTTTAATTAACTCAGTTAATTAAGATGCTGTTGTAGCTGTACTAGCCAAACGGAAACCAACGTTGGTAACAGTTGCACCAGACAAGTCATATCCTGCTACTGTGCCTAATGCACGGATCTGAGCTTGCAATGTAGCTGCACTGTTGTTACTGCCATCAGTTGCTGTGTTGAAAGCACCTGTTGGGTATGTAGCAACGCTGAAGTTTGTTACGTTAGCTGTAGCAGCAACTTGGTAGATAGCTACCGTAGCTGTTTGCTGAATGCTTTGCAACAAAGTCTGCAACATGCCGTTTACTTCGGCTTCTGTTGAAGGATCTGCACCAAGGTCGCAACCAAAGAAGTCCAGTTTTGGACCCATAAAGTTTGTAGGTACGCCTGCAGGTGTATAAGTTGTTGTTGCTGCTAACTGTGGGCCGTTAAGCGTGTCAGTTGCAAATACTGGTTGTGAACCACCGCTGGTAATTGTTAATGATGCCATTTTAATTCTCCTTAATATATGGACTCAAAGGTCCTACTAATATTTACCATTTCGGCAAAAAATCAAGGATTAGGAGGCCAAATTTGGGTTATTTAGAATACGGTTTCCGGCGCTAAAACCAAATCTATTGACCAGTTTGGCACGGCCTGCAGGGGTGGCCAACACCCAACCTTCGTGCCCGGGCTCTTGACGATCCAGTTGTTCCAGCATGTCTGTTTTAATTTCATGCAACAGCAAGAAAGAAGTAAATGCCGCTGTGATGCCATCTAGGTTTGATCTAGGACTTTGCAAATATTCAATGATGTTGGCAAACTTTCTAGGTGTAACATTGGCCTGTAACCATTTGCCAAACCCAGACAGCAATTCATTATAGTCTGTGGTAATTCTTGAATTGATATAACGTTTACACAGGGCAGGCAAATCGCTTAACTGTGCGGCTCGTAATTCAGCAGGATTAAACAAGCTGTCAATGGCCGAGCCTTTGCTGGTGATGATAGAATTTAATTGTTTGACCAATGCCGCATTGGGTGTGACATTTTTAATGTCTTTGGCTGTGGGTTCAACAATCAATAATCCAGGTACAGGATTTAAATTAACATGATGAATTGGCTCAGCTGGAGCATCTGCTTGTTTGTAACGAGTGTGTGCAGCAATGCCAACTTCACTGGCGCCAATGCGCTCGCCCAGTTTACTGGCGGCAGGAATACGGTACTCAACAAAATTAGGACGGAACTCATAGGCGCCCGACACTTCAGGCGGAGTTTCTGTGTAAAGTAAATCGCCCTGAATATAGCCACGGAAATTGTCTGGTGTGGCGGCCTGGAGCAAGGGCCATAGTTTGTTGTAAATTGCAATCAGACCAGATCGTTCGCCACCACGCATGTTCATAATACGTGACAGTTGTTCAGGGCTTGTTGCCAAGCCGTCGTAGCCTTTGGCGCCCATGCCCGACTTGTCGGTTAACACAAATTCACCAGTAGGTTTACGGCCCCAAACAATGGCAGGTTTACCATCCCACTTGACAGTGGTATGTCGGCGAGTGTCTTCGGCAGCATGGCGCATGATGTCCATGGCTTCACGTACACCACGTGTGCCTTTGTCAAACACCAAGTCCTCAATGTGTGGAATTCGGGCTTCGGCTTCGTATAAAATCTGTGTTTGTTCCACCAAGGGTTGCATGCCTTGATTAACAATGCGATCTCTTAACCGGGCTAGAAAGTTTACTTCTGTGTACAGCTCTGTGTTTTCAGCCACAGGTTGTTCGAATGACAAGCCTTCACGTTCCATGTGAGCCCGGAAGTCTGCTAATTTTTCGTCACGTTTGGGATCTCGTTGTAATGCAGCTAGAATCGTTTCTACGCTGGCCAAATCTGCACGTGTAGCACGTCGGTTCAACAACATTTGGGCCACCCGATCTGGATCATCTGAAATAATTTCATTTGTGGCACGATCAGCAATGCCAGCAATTTGATTTAATTTATAACCCATGGCTTTGGCAATGCTGTTCATTAGAACATTGCGCTCACGGCCTTTGAATTGGCTATCAGCGGGCATGGCCCCTAGCACAAACTTTGACCATGGAATATTGTTAAGAAACATAAAGTCTGTTTGCACGTAGCCCTGATCGGGACGACCTGTGATTGGAGTTTTGAAATGCACACCGGCACCGGTTTGTTTGACCCACTCTTCAGGTTTGAATCCGTGACTTTGTGCCCACTGTTGCAAACGTGTGATCAGTTGTAACTTGGTAATTTGTTTAGGATCCACAGCAATGTCCATGTCACCCGACGTGTCTTTAATTCCTGTGCTACCCAGTGTGTTGTTTTGTAAATCCATGCCAGGCAATAGTTCTTCTAGCCAGGCCAATGTAGGTTTTACATCGGTTTGTGTTATGCGCTGGGTAACAGGTTGCCCATTGGCATCTTTGAATACATTACCGCCTTCAAATATAAAAGTCATTGTTATAATCCCAACAACTGTTTGATTTCTTCTTTGGCATTGGGATCATTGGCCATGGCACGAAGGTTACGAATTTGCTGAGTTGACAGGCCCAAGGTAGTTGCACCTGCACCCGGTGTGGCGCCTACGCCTTTTTCATTCTTAATTTGTTGACTCACGGCTTGTACTCCAGCCACGGCAACTTTGAGGTATTCCTCAACATTGTATGCATGTTGTGGTGTGCCCACAGTTGATTCAACGTTGGCTAATTTTTTATCAAGTGCACCTTTGATTCCAGGCAATTTTCTCACCATGTCCATGGTCACTGTTTCGTATGTGCCAGGAATCTTAGATGCCAATTTTGCATCAGTGAAGTTTACAAATTTCGTACCATATGTGTCTGGACTGGGTGTTGCAGTTGCCAAGGCAGGGTTGGCACCTGCAGGCGGTTTTGGTGTGGTTGCATCTGTTTTTGTGCTACCTGGTACGATTATTCCTCCTGGAGTAGTGTATTCTTGCGGAGCTTCGTCGACATCCTGTATACCACCTTGAGGTTTACCATAGGCCTTTAACATAAGTTTGCCTTGTTTGCTACTAGCCACAGAGGCAGGCATCTGCCCTGGTTTGGCTCGAGCCGGTGGAGACGGATCAAATGAAGCACCCACACTCTTGAGCGCATCCTTGCGCCAGTTGAGTTTGGATGATCGTCGATCCTTTGCTTCACGCATGTTTTTGTCTTGTTCTGACACTGGGGCCACTGTGGGTGCGTTGGCTTCCTTAACTGGTGCTTGTTGACTGGCTATCCAGGCCTTGGCCAATCCTGCCACATATTGTTTAACTGCCGGATCTTGAACAATTTTATCATACTTGTCTTTCCACTCGGCACTGGGTGGTTGATAACCAGCACCATATCCTTGTTTGGTTAACCCAGTGGCCGCCCTGGTTGCTGTTTGTGCTGGGCCCATACCCATTGCATTGGCGGCCATGCCTGCCAGCTCACTGCCAATGTCCTCTTTGACTTGGCGTCGGGTTAGTTCATGAATTTGCATCGGTTTTTCTCACGGTTCTTGTAAACTTGCCTGGGTCACGCAACTTAATTGCATTGATCAATTTACGGGTGAGATTCTCGGCCTGCTCAGTAGTATAACTTTCGTCAATTTGTTCTAGTAGACGAATAGCACTGGAAATGATATTGCTGGCACGAGTTTCGATTACGTGACGTTGATCACGCTCAATGTACATGCTGTCTAATTCTTCTAATAAGCTACGAGTTTTCTTTTGCATTTTGGGCCAGAACCTTTTTATTATTTATTGAAAAAAATAAAGACTTGTTAGTGTTTGTCCCGGTTATATTGCTGGGCTAATTTCAATAAATCCTGCGTTGTTTGCACCGTACGGCAATTGTCTAGGGTCCAGGTTCGTTGCGTTTCTACCAGGTCATTGGCTAATTCGTATCTGTACACACAATTGGCAAAGAACCAGGGATTTTCTTCAAACATTGCATCTGTGATATTGCCAATAATGGCCGGCATATCCTTATAAAGACCATTGACATCTGCTTGTAATTGTTGGTCGGCATACTGCTTTAATAATTCTTTTTGATTGTCAGTCAGTAACTGACCAAAATAATGATTTAAAATATCAGACATATAGTCTATATCAAGTAATCTATCAAAATTAACCACGTTGAGATACTGATTGTTGGCAATGTCTTGCTGTATTAAATGATAGTATTCAACTTGATTGTAATAACAGCGATCATACCAGAGTACGGTGTTGTTGCGCCACTGCTCGTATTCGCCAGGCGGAGTCATTTCTATTAGAATCTTTTTACTAAAATTGTTGAATATGGCAGTGAATATGTTGTGCGTTGGTAATATACGTAAAATTTGATTGAATTTACGTGATTGTGTTTGTAAATCAACCTTGTGTGTCAGGGTAATGTCACGTAGCTCTTTGAAGTGCAATTCATTTACTCGGTGCTGTACCTGATCCGCTGGGTAATTTTGCACCAGGGCTTTAAGGAAGTTACCGCTGTGACCTTCTCTGAATACAATGAGTGTTTTCATTTGATTATGGCTTGATATAACTCTGAGTCTATGAATTTTAATTGGGTTTGGTGTAAGTGATCTTGTTGCTCAACTGCTAGTTTAACAGATTCTGCGCGGTTTG